CCAATAAGCCCACTCCCATCGAGGTCGCCCTCGCCTGGCCTGTTTTCTGCATCAACAAGTCCCCTATGGAATATGTGGATCGAATCCGTCCCTCAAGCCCGCCTCCCGTCGTTGGAGAATATCGACCCTATCAGCTCGATCTCGCCAACCGATTGGCCCTCGCCCCTGACACCCGTAAGATCATCTTCGTCGTTGACCTCGTTGGAAACACCGGAAAGACCTGGTTCGCTAAAAAGTTTATCTCCACTCATGCCGACAGTACTCAACTTCTCTCAGTTGGAAAACGAGACGACATCGCCTACGCCGTCGACGAATTCAAGTCAATCTTCTTCTTTGACATTCCCCGATCTTGCTCTGAGTTCCTCCAGTATCCAGTCTTGGAACAGCTTAAAGACGGATCCGTAATGTCAAACAAGTACCAGTCGCGCAACAAGACTCTCCAAGGAAACGCCCACGTAGTTGTGTTTATGAACGAAAACCCCGATATGACGAAACTCTCTGTGGATAGGTTTGAGATTTTAGAATGGCAGCGCAATGTTGTATTTGAATGAATAATTATTTTAGGGGGATAGAGGATTACAAGTCACCGGTGTCGGAGAGAGGCAGGCTTGTTAAAGGAGAAAGGGGGGTCCGACAGCATCCAGGTACAATCTTAGTACCCCTTCGATAGTTCCTATTGCACATCCTTAAAATAAGTTGTTAACTTCCATTCAGCATTTACAACTGCCGCCGTTGGTGGCGAACTGCCTTGTAACATCACACTGATGTAGCGCACGTAATAAACAGGCGGCGATTCTGTTTGGGTTGTCACAGCCGAGTCTTCATACACGAATGTCTTTTTGCATGGGATCATCATATTCTGCAGCAGGAATGACGGATTATTAATATTCGGGTTTCCGTTGGCATTGGTTACTTGATCCCGTTTGCCGCCAAGATGAGTCTTTAGCCGTTTTAAAATTTTAAATTTCGCGGTATTAATCTTTCGATTATACCCCATGTAAGTTTCCGTTGATGGAAAGTTAATCGTGTCAATGACGCTTCCGCCGTCTTCATTGAACCATTCAGATCCCATTTCTCCAGCGCTTAGATCGGCGTTGTCATCTTTGTTTACCGTTGGAACTAACCAGAACTGATGTATCGTTACCGGCGTGGTTAAATTGTTAACGAAGTTTTCTTCGTGTTTAAATCCGTATATATAGGCGGCTTTGGTACTCCGTGTGTCTTGTCGTGCGGCCGTATTATCAAACGGAATCTTGCATAGATTGAACAGCAACATAGTATGCGAACTCTGTGCTATTCCACCGGTTTGACTGATAACGACATTTTTTCGAATATTAGGGGGCTTGTATACACCGACCCCGACCATCCGATTCCGTTGTGCCTGTCGTTTCCGTGCTCGCCGAATACGATTGATTCCTTTAATTGTTCCATAGGCCGCGAGCGCGCCTAGCCCGACCCCACCGAATCTTGCCGCTCTTGAAAATCCAACGGCTCTTGCCGCGCCACCTGCGCCACCCGCAGCGCGTGCCAACGCGCGCCCGCCTTGCCGAACAATGCGCCGTTTACGTGGCGCATACGTGTACGATCTACCGGAACGAAGTCTCACCATTTTAAATATGAGACGCCTACGATTAATTCAAAAACGAGAACTCTGAGGACAAGGAGCAGTATTACCCTTGTCCTCATCTGCTCAGCTCAAGAACATAAAATCGATATTTTTGTTATCATCATGGCTGCTCTTCCACAATCTTCCCGCTGGTGTTTCACGTTGAATAACTATTCCGCTGCTGAGGTTCAACACATTGTCGACTTTGCTCCTTCGTGCAAGTATCTTGTGTTCGGCCGTGAAGTTGGCGAGAATGGTACTCCACATCTCCAAGGATTCGTTATTTTCTTCAACCGACCCCGTCTCAATGCGGTGCGACTCTCCATCTCGAACAGGGCCCATTTCGAGGTTGCTCGTGCTCCCTCCCCCGCCGCCGCGGCATATTGCAAGAAGGACGGCGACTTTGAAGAGTTTGGAGAATCTCCCGTTCAAGGAAAGACTACCGTCCATGAACGATTCAGAGATTGGGTCTTGGCCCAGCCCAATAAGCCCACTCCCATCGAGGTCGCCCTCGCCTGGCCTGTTTTCTGCATCAACAAGTCCCCTATGGAATATGTGGATCGAATCCGTCCCTCAAGCCCGCCTCCCGTCGTTGGAGAATA